GACCTAAACGTGACGATGAAGATGCTAGAAGTTATGGAGTTCCAAAAGGAACCTCATACCGTGTGAAAGAAGCCCGAGTAATTCGTAAAGTAGTTCCTGGGGAACCTATCATGAGAATGCAGAGAAACTACGAAACCGATAAGCCTGAAGCATACCTAGGTACTGCAGACTAGTGGCTCGTAATACTGGGGATTTTGAGTTAGGTAAAGGTACTTACCAAGGCTCGCCTATCCACAAAGTGCCTGTAGAAAAAATTCATAACATGTACTCGTGGCAAGACAGTAGCCGAGAAGGCAAGCCCGTTCTCATGAAGAACATCACTGACAGCGAGTTCGGTAGCAAGTACTACAATGACGCCAATCTTGAGGCAGACATTAAGGCTAATGGTCAAACTACGCCTATTCAGGTATGGGTTGATAGCCATGGTAACCACACTATTGGTGATGGTCACCATCGCTATGTTGCTGCAAAAAATCTTGGATTGACCCACGTCAACGCAGTAGTCCTTCCTAAGCCAGAGGGCTGGGCTTGGATGCCTAAGAAAAAGGGCTTGTTCAGAAGGTAATTAGGCAGTAGTCTGATTGCATGATTACAGTCACTCTTACTGAAGCAGAAATTCGTCGTTGTACTTATCTAGCCGTTGAAAGATGGCTCCAGAAGATGGATAGTGAAGACAAAGAATCTTATGCTATTGGTCGCAAGAATAAGTACCTAGAGCATGACCTTGTTAATTCAGTTCGTGCGAACATCTCCGAGTGGGCAGTAGCCAGACATTACGCCCTATCATGGAATGGTGGCTTTACTTATCCAAACAATGAGCATGGTCGTCGTCGCTATCTGCCAGATGTAGGCACTAATCTTGAGGTTCGTACCCGTAGAACTGGCGGTGAGTTTGCTTTCTGGGAATACGAGATTCAAAAAGACGGTTACGCAGTATTCACAGAGGTAGTAGATGACGAGAACTTTAAAGAGGTCCGTATCGTGGGTTGGCTGCCCATTGAAGACTGTGGCAAGAAAGAATACTGGGATAACGGCAATAAGCGGTTTTATGTCCCTACAGAGGCGTTAAACGACCCAGAAAGCCTATTTGCTGCTAATCTGGTGTAATGCCAGCAAATAATGCAGACTTTGAAGCAGGGCTTTATCATGGCTCTCCAGTACGTATCGCTCCTGGAGAAATTGTTCGACCTAATCGTCACCCACTACAGGGAGAAGACGAGCCGATTTATGCCAGTGCAACCGCAAAGCGTAGTGTCGCTAAAGACTACGCTTGGCAGTCAGATACTAACCCAGGATACCTGCATGTTGTAGAGCCCCTAGAAGGGGACGATACCCTTGAACAAGGGGACGGCACTGACTGGCACCACTTTGTCAGTAGACAAGGATTTAAGGTTTTATCCGTAAGAAAAATTCGGGGTAGATAATGGGTGCTAATAATACAGACTTCCAAGGTGGTCACATAGACTTTGATACTTGGCATGGTAAAGCGTTTCGTATCGTAACCACTCCTTCTGGTCATGCCATAGATGACAAAGGCAATATTTTGCCTGATGACCCTAACCGTTGGTCTATCGTTACCCCAGAGAATACCGAACATGATTACCCTATGGATACTTGCACTGGCTGTAATGCTTGGGAAGATTGGAAAACTGCTCCTAAAAAGCATGTAGACCTAGCCCGTAGAGTTTGGGGCGACATCCTAAAAGACCCAAACGCTAAGTATAAGGTTGACCAAATCCGCAGGAGCATGGTTTAATGAGTTCCCCAGAAAATCTAAATCAAGAACAATTCAAAGACCATCTAAAGTTGTACAGAGGAGTCAATACTCCTGACTACGAGGGCGGTGTTGAAGACCCTCGTCTAGCCTCTAGCGTAGGAGTTCACTGGACCCCTTCTCTTGCAGTTGCAAAAAGATTTGCTGCAGGACTACATCCTGACGAAGATGCTTACCTTCATGCAAGCGACGAAAGCACCGCTAAGGGACACGTTATAGAGGCACTGGTTCCTAAAGATTCCGTTAATTATGAGCCTGACAAGTACTACGACCTAGGCAACCACCGAACCGAAAAAGAAGTTCCTTTGCTACATAATGCACCTATTTTTATCACAGGTGTACACCAAGTTGAGTATGATGAGGATGAGGGTAAGATACGAATTCGTAAAAAGCATCTACCTCCGATGGAATCCAGAAGTTAATACCTAGACAAACCACATAAACTTCGCTAAAATCTATACAGGCACGCCAATTGGGTGCCGTAAACAATAGTCTGCCTTATGGAGACTTTGCCAGATGGCAGACGATTATCTACGTCTAAGGAGTAGAAAATGCACATTGAACCAAATCCATACGACCCGTGGGATAAAAAGAAGAAGCCTAACCCGTATGTTCCATGGGATAAGAAGAAGGATTGGGAGCACGGCTCCTATCCAATTGAAAAGGCTAAAGTAGTTACAATTGCTGACCTTTTCCCACGTCTAGACCGCCTATCTATTGGCTGGTCTCCAATCCTTGACCACCTCAAGGAAGTTACCTCAAACAAGCCAACCTATCCTCCATACGACATTGTGACGTTGAAAGACGGCAAAAATGACGTGACCTTGCTTAACGTGGCAGTAGCGGGATTTACCAAGGAAGAACTAAGCATTCTTCTGGCAGATTCTGGCTCTGTACTATGCCTCTCAGGTAAAAAAGAGAGCAAACAGCAGGGAGAGGTTGTTTACCAAGGTATCGCTGCTCGGGACTTCTATTTGGAACTTGCTGTTGCTGAATTCTGGGAAATCACTAACGCTCGTCTAGAAAACGGCATGTTGACTATCCAATTCAACAAAGAGATTCCTGAAGAAAAGAAACCAAAAGTCATCGAAATCAACTAAACTGGTACATGCTTGTAGACAAAGGAGCGTTTTAGCGGTCTACACGTCCTAGGCAACGGAATCTCCAAGGACTGGCGTAGCCAAGGTGCTACGAGTCGACTCGGTAAGTAGTAGTCGGTAGTGCAAATCTACACAGTCCACGAACCATCTATAATAAGGAGAACTATGCCTGCATTTACTTTCATCTGCGATAACTGTGGAGTAACCCAAACCGTTACCGCAGAACTAAACGATGATGTCAAAGCCCCTTATTGTGGGCTATGTGAACTAGACATGCGTAGATTATTCAAAGTTGGAGCGGTAACTTTTAAAGGCGGAGGATGGGGAGGCAGTAGCCAGTGATTCCAAAAAAAATTAACATAGGAACCCAAGAGTGGGCAGTAGTCGAACATACTTCTAAAGAAGACGGCATGCTCTACGAGGACAACTACGGCTATACCCTAGAGCGTATGAACATGATTGTTCTAGACAAAGAAGCCTCTGAAAGCCGTAAGCGTCAGGTGCTGATGCACGAGATTTTACACGCCATCCGTTTCACGTTTTTTACTGGAAATAAGATGCCTCCTAAACTATCTTTTGAGGAAACAGAGCACTATTTCATTGGGATGTACGAGGAAACCCTACTTATGGTGTTCAGTGACAATCCAGATTTGTTAACTTACTTAACTTCGCCAAATAAAGACACCCCTTAGTTTTTGTGCTAAGGTTTTACCCATAACTGAATAGAGAATGTCACTTCGACAATAAACGACCAAGTACTAACGCAAGGAAAGGTAGGTCGCTAAATGAAAAAGTACGTAATGATAGCCAGCGTAATTTTAACTCTCGCTGGCTGTTCTGCATCTGCGGCAACAGCACAACTAAAAAGTGAGGTTGCAGTAGTAAAAGAAGTAAAGCAGGTACCTGTGCACAAACAGTTGATTAAGGCTGCAAAGTTGCAACGGAATACCGAACAAATGAATAAAGTAATCAAGTACCTAAAAACCAGAGTGTATAGAACCTCTTACGTGTTTTCAGGTGCCAGTCCTCGTGGATGGGACTGTTCAGGTCTGGTTCGCTGGACCTATGAACGATTCGGATTAGAACTGCCACACTCAGCAAATAAGCAAGGTCACATTGGCACTAGGGTTTTAAAACCTAAACTAGGTGACATTGTAGTGTTTGCTTACACTGGTTCTACTAATTTCTATCATGCCGCTATTTACATTGGCAATGGCAAAATAATTAACGCACACTATGGAGCACGGTCTACAATCATCCAGCCTTTGACTGACTATGCAAATGGTCAAATAAGGTTTGTGAGAGTAATTCCGACTCTATAGGCAGTAGCCCCGTCAGTTTAGGCTGGCGGGGCTTCTTCTTTATGTCATACTACCTGTATGTGTATTGAATGTTGCAATGAGCAAATCAGAGGCTCTCTAGCATCTACGGGTGCCCTAGCCATGGAGAAAAAGTTTGAGGGAGTGGGCGAAGACACCGTTGAGTACGGTGAGAAAGCACCACAAGACTAATGCCTCCATTAAGCCTACAATTCCAGCACTCTAGGGGTCTCTATACAGAGCCTAGGTGGAGTTACGGTCAGTACGTAGTTGGTCCAAACTCAGACCTCCCGAGGAGAGAAAAGTAATGACTAGAGTAACTGCTGGTGGGCTAAAGCATAAGGTCACTAAGAAAAAAGAAGACCGTGGTGCGGGTAAAAAGGGCGACATCATTGTTGAGCAGACTAGCAAGTCTGGTAAAAAAGAACGAATGAACCTTACTAAACTGGCTGGGTCTAAAACCGTGGCTCAAGGAGTGGCTGCTACTAAGAAGTACCACAAAGAGCACCCTGAAATTAGTAAAAAAGGACGTAGACAATAATGCCAAACATTCCTAGCGGAGAAGACGCTGCTCCAGTAGACCCAACTCTTTTTACCTATCTAATCTTTGAAGACGATGAGGATGAGGACGAAGATGCTGGCGAGTGAACTTCTTAGCCTCCAACTTCGTGAAGCAGCCCAACAACGCAGTAGCCGAGACATTGTGGAGCCTGGTTATTCAGGAACAGGCTACTGGTGGAGAAACTATCCTGCTTACATCAGTGGTTTGGGGGACTACAACGCAGTAGCCTCGTCTACTGGTGGAAGTCTTGATGCCATACAAAAAATGCCTGAAACGGGGTCCGAAGCAGTAGCCAAGGACGCAGGAATTGACGACGTGCCTACTGGCGAATCTGTTGGTGGTACGGCGGCATACTAGACCAAC